CTGTCTGCAGCTTAGCTGCAATGATCTCTCCATTATCGTTCTTTTTAGTATAGAACAAAGTTGGTATAATCGAATCGATTTCCAACGGAGCATCGTATCCGTGAGTGGAGTAATCAGTAAACACGAATCCGCGCTTGAGGAATGATAACTGAGTTATCTTTCTCAGGCCGACATTAGTACCAGACTTGTCGGCCGAAGTGTACGTCATCCCCAATTCGTACATATGTTTGGCAATAACATCCTCGGTGAACAATGGGGCTAACCGAGGTGTAACGCTAAATACATGGTCGTCGCCAAAAACAACCAAGCATACATGCGTAAAAAAGGAATCCATTGAAGAGTCCAGCTCTCCATTGGCTTTCCACCAACACAAGACAAAACAAACCATCACATAGAGACAGTTCATGAGGGGAGTGAGAAAATGTCCGCTATTCAGACTGCCATACCACTCAATGACCATATTATCGGTCACATGAATAGAATTAAACAAATCCTGCAGGACAATACGACGAAGCTGTCTATACTTGTCGCCATCGTCATAGAAGTCACATATCATTTCAATAATCTCAATCTGAAAATGTGGCCTCTCCGAGGCGTCAAAAGATCCAAAGTCTCCATCACCTTTATTCTCAGAGTGCATACCACCAAAGCGGTTCAACACCTGGGCTATAAGGCTCCACTCCTGATAAGGGTTTACACCAACGGCTATACCGTTGAAGATACGATTTTTACAAACTCGACTGGTGAGATCACCGAAGAGCATTCGACAGATAACGCCATAAGAGCGTCCTATCGACATAAATATACGTGTATCAAGTGCATCAACCTTTTCATTTTTCCTCAACTCATCTTTAGGACAGTCTTGAGAGATAACCAGCATTCTCTCATTATTCGCATACATGTCCTCTAAGTCTTGTGCGATATCCTTCTTGATTCTGAGAGCCAGCTCAGTATCAGGCGTTGGATTTCCTTCTTTGTCCCAGAATATATGTCTGAGACCAGGTCCGACGTCATACTTCCACTTCCATTCCAGTCCATTCGAACTATTGCGATTAAGACACATGAAATACTCATCTCTACCATAAATGGCATCATTGACGGAAAACACGGTCAACCCATCCATAGGACAGGCATTCGCATTAGATTGGATGTGGTTTCTGACAACTGTACATGCGTGCCGGATAACACGCTTGGGTACAAACACAAAAGGTTTGCAATATTTGGCGACGCCCTTCAAAAGAGGGTCGACGATATCTGTCCCGAGTCGTTTCGGGAACTGTCTCGCAGGCTTCTTAGAGCATTTCAGACCGCTCGACAACAGATCGCTAGCTATTATAGAGGTGACAATAGATGTTCCTCGGGACATATGCCTAGCATGTTTATCGTCTAAATCTCCTAGGTACAACTGCTGGGCATTCAAAGCTTTTCCTCCACCTTCTTTAGTAAATTCATAACTATGTTTGCCTATCGTGTAGGCCGGGTCAATAAGACCAACGGCCGTGGTCAGGTCTTCCTGATTCACGACGAACGCATATCCGAATCCAAGTTTCTTTACAGAACCCAAATGAGCTCCTAGAATCTTTTCACTTCCGGACGCGGGGTCATTTAACACCGCAAGCGTTCCACAGTCGCCATAGTCAGCAACAAATCCATAATATCTAATCACGTTGAGGTAAGAATAATCCTCACCGCTTTCCGTCCACATCCGCTCTTCAGGGATGTAGGACGCCAACACTCCATGACACCAATTGGCCTCTCTTGAGATCCGTCTAAGGGTAATCATAGTTGGAATGTTTGGAACATAAGACTTGTGCTTAACAAAGTATTTTAACCCACTTCTGTGACTGACTTTCTCTACTAAATATAATGATACGTCAGAATCGGGCCAGAGCTCTTCACTCTGGCTCCACATGCACTTCGCAAATTCCTCTACTGGGAGTTCAGTTAATACAAACTTCTCTCCGTCTCGAGTCATATTGTAGCGCATGATGCTCACCCGGCAACCAGCTGGGTGGACTTTGGGGTAGTTCTCACAAATAGTTTTGAAGTGTCGATTGGCTAACATGACACCTCCTACAACAAATAGTCCATAACCAAGTCTCTCAATCAAAGTACCTTGGGGGCTAACAAGTTGCAGTTCATAATAATTAGATCGCATGACCTTAGACATAATGTCCTCGGCCGTTTGGTCTCGTGAGAATGGACCCTCCTTAGTCACTGCCCTGGCGGAGGTCCTAGATATAGCGGTACGCGGGAGTTGATTTTTCTCCCTAGTGCGTCCGCTAGCTCCAACACTCTCTTCATTGGTGGCAGTAGGCTGGTCTGGCATAACAACCGGAGATTGCTCCCCTCCAAACCATGATGAGAAGGCGGTAGACGCCTCCTCTTGTCGCACAGATACTTTCTCTTTCCCCGAGTAGAACGGGAATAGACTCGACTGTTGGTCACCTCCTTGAGTTCCTTTACGGAAAATGTAGGTGACCGCTGCAGCGACAACAAGTCCAAGAATAGCGAACTTTGCAGCATGCTTGCGAATGAACTGCCAACAGCGATATGCCACTGGTTGAACAACCGCGAAATAATCATACATTTTTGACTTGACAAATTCCCAGCCAGACTTAAAGTCGGCCCAAAGAACAGCCATAGTGCGTCGCCATGACTCGGGTCGCAAGCGGTCCAAGTCTTGACTAGACAACAAGTCAAAGGTAGTTGGCCAAAAAGAATGGGTGCGAAACCACTCTTCGACCGTTCCCTCAAATATACAAGGCAAAATACCTTTGGATACATTACATACAACAAAAGATACAAACAACGAAATCCTCTTAACACTATCATAGTTAAGTCTAGAGTGATTTCGTGCAAGACTGTCCAAATTACGCATTATACAATCTACAGAAGTAAGCCAAATATCTTCCTCTACGGTAACAGAAAAAGACGGCTTATAATGTACGCGCTCATAAAAGTTGAGCAATTTACAGACATCTGCTAAGTCTTTATCAGACAAATCAGATACATATGGTACAACAAATGGAACAATAGAAGGCCTATCTTTAGGGCCTTCCTTCACAAGGGGAGGGGGCAAATCTTTAGGAACAAACTTCCACTTCTGACCAAGCATTTTATACTTCTCCATGGTCTTCAACCTCTGCTGCTTAACAGAGATCAATCTATCCTTATGCTCCTGATGGAAATAACACAGTGCATTGACGACGTCTTCAAACAAGAGACGCGATTTCTCAACCCGCGTTCCATCATACAAATAATATACAAGAGGAGTAGGTGTGCCGTCTCGAACGGCTTCAAACTCATAAATATCCTCATTTACACACCGTCTACCATCATCATGGATGGGCAACTTCTCAGGATCGAGAAGCTTGTTAAAATTGGCAGCATCAGGATTCTTAGCGTACTCCCTCTTGGGAAAGCACACTAGATCCAAATGAATACGGCGATTAAGAGCCTTCACCTCAGAAATGGCTACCTCGCGGAACTTCTCCAAGTTAGTAGTTCCGACAAGCAGGTCAGCCATCATGTAGGTGTTGGCCTTCTCATCTACACGCGCCATATGCAAAAGCATTG